AAACGGATGTGTGAATTTGAACTCTTCATCTACAGCGAGCATCTCTTCATCAAATGCATATGATGTATTCTATGAGTGCTTTGAGAATACTCCGGAGGCAGTTGCTGAATCAGCTGATTTCGTATGCTTTACAGGGCGTGAGAACTTCAACGCACTTATGAAGAACTTGGTTGACTTGAATTTCTTCCATTACAGTCCAAATCAGATTGCTACAATGGATGAGATCATCGTACCAGGTACTGACATGCGAGTAGTGAAGGTTCCAGGATTGAATACATTGGATAACATCTACACAGGAAGAGCATCTCATTTCGTATTCGGAACTGACTTATCATCTGATTTCGATAACTATGATTTGTGGTATTCTCAGGATGATGATGTGATCTATGTACGTTCTAAATTCAGAGCAGGGGTACAAGTACCTTTCTTGAATCAGATCGGGGTATGGAATGGAACAGGTTCTCCTAACTAAGAAATAAACCGGGGGACTTCGGTCCCTCTTTTTTTAACATTCAAAACAAAGAATCGTGAGCTGTAATATGACTACCGGGTTTAATGACAGAACTTGTACCAATGGAAAAGGTGGTATCAAGTCTGTAATTATTTTCCCACTTAGCGCAATAGCTACTGGACCAACTTTGACTGCCAATGAGATCACTACATTGACTGTCACAGGTGAGGTATTTCAGTACAAATTAAAAAGCAATCTGTCATCCTACACTGCACCTATCCGAGTAAACAAAGACAATGGAACTCTTTGGTATGAGCAAACTTTGAACATGATCCTGGCATCAGATACAAAGGAGCTACGTGCTGAGATCCATCTACTTGCTCAGAATGAGGTTGTGTGTTTGGTTGAAAAGGCTGATGGTAACTATGTTGCCCTCGGACTTGATGAAGGTCTACAGGTGAATGATGCATCTGAGTATACATCAGGAGTACTTAAGTCTGATCGTAATGGTCACAATATCGTACTTGCTGGCCTTGAGAATAACGAGGTTCCAGATGTTGATGCAGGTATCATCACTACATTGTTGACTCAGCAATCTCCGGCAGTTTAATCGCTGTTTTCCATCATAAGAAGGGAGAGGGTTTGCCCTTTCCCTTTTTTTGTAAATTTACACTATGAAAATTAAGAAGCAACTGATTGGATCAAAGGTGAAATCACAGATACTGAATCGGTATTTCACAATAGAATTAGGCAAAGAGGAATTCTATATTAAGATAGGATTGCTCCATATCTTTGAGCCATCAGAGTCAAAAATTAAAATGATCAAGAAAGATGCTGAGATTGGAAAGAAATCAGACAAGCACATTGATAGTGACAGTCACCGAGCTGAAGACTCTGAGTAGCCCATATTGGCTATTTGAGTTTTTGCATGAGCAGTCATTTGAAAAGGTGTATTGCATCCTGACAAACATCAGCACAGGCACTGATCGGTATGATGAATATGAATTGACTGATGGAGTGGATGTCACATTCCCATACGCAGGGTTCTATACCTACAAGATATATGAGCAGAACAGCTCATCGAATCTTGATCCTGCACTGGCAACATCACTATGTGAGGAGGGCAGAGCGCATGTTTATGAGACAGGATCCACAGATGAAGAGTATCACACAAACATAGTAAACAACATATATGAATAAGCTCACAACTCTGTCATTCAGCAAGGAATATCAGAAGCCCATTGAAGAGAAAGATCGGCAGAAGGGATTCATCAAGTGGGGTAAGAAAAATGACTATCCTTTCTTTTTGATTGAGATGCTACAGGGATCAGCCTGGCATCAGGGTATCCTCAAGAATAAGACCTACTATATTGCAGGAGGAGGCATTGAAACAGTATCCGGTGATGCGAGTCAATTCCTCAACAATAGCTTTGCAGACTTTGACATGAATGAGATTGCTCAGCGCATGGCATTTGACTTTGAGCTATTTGGTGCCATGGCTGTGATTGGTACATGGAACAGAGAAGGTACAAGAGTGGTGAGGTGGGAGTATATCGGTGTTGATTTCATCCGCATGACTGAGGATGAGAGATTGTACTATGTATCTGATGACTGGTCCGCTATGCAGCAGAATGCAGATACAACTAATTTCAGAAGCTATCCTGCACTCGATGAGGAGAATCCTACAGGATCATTCATCTTGTATTACAAAGAGCCTTCAAAGCAGTCTAAGGGAGAGAAAGGAATTTATCCAAAGCCTCCGTATTATGGTGGTATCACTGCTATTCAGACTGATGTTGACATCTCTAAATTCCATATGTATGAATTACAGAATGGATTCAAGGCAGGTACGCTGATCAATCTTGCATCAGGGTATCCGGAGACAGCAGAGGAGGAGAGAAAGATCAAGGATCAAATCAAAGGGCGCACACAATCTGTTGAGGATGCAGGCGAGATCATCATCACATTCAGCAACAGCGCAGATGAAGCTCCGACAGTATTGCCATTGAGTGGTAATAACCTACACGAAAGATATCAGATGACTGAGAAATCGGTGCAACAGAATATCCTTGTGGCTCATTCGGTTGTGGCTCCATCACTCTTTGGTATTGCTCCGAATGGATCATTCAACGCAGCGGAGACAGCTGAACTATTTGAAATCTACAAGAAGACATATGTCGAAGCAAGGCAGAAACAGATTGAATGGTTGCTCAATTACATGGGTAAGCTATCCGGATCACTTGGAGTACTGAAGCTCGCTGATGTGAAACCAATCGGAGTAAGTGAGGCAGCTCCATCTGTGCAGCCTTCAGCTGCTCCTGTAGATACTCAGGCACCAAAAGATCAGGCAGAGGTAGATGTGGCCAAGAGCGCACTCAATGGAGCGCAGATTGCATCACTTGTTGAGATTGTAGCTAACATTAAGACAGGAATCTTGACTCCAGACTCTGCATTGCAGATTGTATTGGCATCATTCCCAACTATTGATCAGGCACAAGCTCGCAAGATTGTGGGATTGCCTACAACAACACTATCATCATGTGATCACAAGCATGAGTTCAGCTCAGATGAGATCGGTATATTCTCTGAGTATGGCTTTGATGCAAGTGAATATCATGTGATAAAGAGCGAGATCATTGAATGGGATACTCCATCTGATGAGGTATTCAGAAGAGAGGATCAGATGTTTGCAACTATCGGTGAATTGCAACTGATCTTAAATGACCTGGATAAGAATATCATCTCAATGCTTGCCAATGGAGAGGACTCCAATGCCATCGCACAAGCAACAGGAACGACTATTGAGCAGATTGCTCAGAGTATTGCCAAGCTCACAGAGTTAGGGATCTATGCTGAAGGTCAGATCAATGATTTGGGAAAGCAAGTAACTGAGCAAAGCCCTGCTCCGGTTGATCGGTTCCAGGTGGTATATAGCTATCAGGAGAGACCAGGTGTTCCTCCGGTAAAAACTAAGAGCAGAGATTTCTGTCTGCGCCTCCTTGATCTCAATAGGCTGTACACAAGAGATGATATCAACAGCATCAGCTCAAGAGTAGACAGAGATGTATGGAAATACAGAGGAGGATGGTATACGAATCCAGATACAGGTGCATCAACTCCATATTGCAGACACATTTGGGTACAACAACTGGTAATTAAGAAATGATGACAACATATCCACAGCTCAGAGAACATTGCAAGGACATGAACATGTCTGATCTTGTTGCATGGATTGAATCGACTCCAGGGCATTACCAAAATCTCACATCATTGTGGTCGTACATTCATGATCAAGTGGATAAAATAGATGAGTATTCAGGAGCAGATCATTTGAAAGGTATCTGGACAAGTTTATTTAACTACACAGGAGCAGATTTGAAAGGCAAAACTGTTCTTGATCTTGGTCCTGGTAGTGCAGAGAGTTTGATTGTCGCTAAAGATATGGGAGCAAAGGAGTGCTATTTTGTTGACAACGATCCTGTGATATTCAGATTCTGTGAATTGCTTGGATTCAAAGGATATTATTTTGATTACAGAATTCAAAGGCCTGCACTTGAAAAGGTTGATTATTTAGTGGCCAAAGGATCTATCAATTCAGACGAATGGACCAATAATAAAATAGATGTCAATTCATTCCTTGAATGGGCTGAAAGCTATGCAAAGAATATCATGATCACCCCTACATTTCAGAAAGGTGTTAGCATTGATGGATGGGATTACACTTGTGTGGGTGAACACAGAGAGAAATATCTTGCAGGACCATTCCATAATGCATTCATAAACCGAGGCTATAAACTTATCTTTGCTCCTGGACATAATCATGAGTATAGATTTCCATTCACATATGTACTATGAACTACCTACTATCAGTTGAAAACTTAAAGAAGCTCGGACTCATCCATGTCAATACGGATACAAAGATCCTGAGCGTATGCATCAAGCGTTCACAGGACATGCATATTCAACCTGCCCTTGGAACTCCGCTATACAAGGCTCTGCTCACAAGAGTGGAGACAAGCACATGGACTCAGGACTACCTGGATCTGATGAACAACTATGTGGTTCCTTGCTTGGTTGCATTTGTTGATTACAGAGCAGCATCACTGCTCAATGAGAAGCTTACCAACAAGGCTGTCGGAAGACAGGATGATGAAACAATGACTGCCAATACTGATGAGCAGACTGCGAATCTTCGCAACATGCTCAGAAAAGATGCGTATTTTTACAAGGAGCGTTTGATCGGCTATCTCAAAGATGATAACGGAGTAAAGTATCCGGAGTATATCATCTGCTGTGATACGGATGAATGCAATGAATCAGTAAAGAAAGACCATACAGGATACAAGCCAATCAACTGGATAGTATGAAGCAGTTCAAAGCAACAAAGAAACAGATCGATAAACTGAAAGAATACCTAAATGGAAAAGACTCTAAATCAAATAATGGCCGAGCTGAAGGTGATCGCAGATCAACACAGGCAAATAAACGGTAGTTTTTTTCAAGGTGAATTCTTAGATGCCATCTCAAGAGATGCTGCAACATATCCACTATGTGTGGCAACTGTGCAGCCTGGAGGGATGGGAGCAGGATATGTGAGGGTAAATATCGGTATCACTATCTGTGACAAATACAATCATTCAGAGTATCGACAGATCAATGAGGTGCATTCAGACTGCCTATTGATCTGCAATGATATCAAGACTACACTACAGCAATACAGATGGACTGAATTCTCTGATGTGACTTCTGAGATATCGACAGATCCATTCATCAACAGAGGTCAGGACATGGTTGCAGGATGGACCATGCTAATCACATTGAATGTATTTGATGCAGAGAATTGGTGTGATATTCCATTCGATAACTATGATTTTGAGAATGGAAATCCTTAAAATATATTGATAGGAACAAATCTGCATAATATAGTATGGATCCTATGAAAATGACAGAACTCACAAAGAAATACGGAAGTCAATTCCTATTGTGGTGTGCCATTGCTTTCCTTTACACTGATGGAAGAGATACAAAGAATGAACTCAGAGAGGTTCAGAGTAAATTGTATACTTGTCTTGAGATAAGGGCTAATACATCAAAGAATATAAACACAAATCAGCACAATCCAGAGAGATACATTGCTGATCTACCTAAAAAACAAAAATATGCGATTAAAGGAATTGAAAAACAGATGGAAGTCTGAGACTCCCACATTTTGGAAAAAAGTACAAAAGATTGCCATTGCTGCCGGAGTGGTAGGTGGTACAATCATAGCTGCTCCTGTGGCTCTTCCTGCTGCGGTTGTAACTATGGGAGGATATCTTGTAGCTGTTGGGTCTGTCGGAGCTGCTCTGGCACAACTCACTAAGGAATGAATCTAAGTAAGCATGTCACTTTAGCTGAGTTCTGCCATTCAGATACGGCAAAAAGAAAGGGAATCGACAATACAATCAAAGATCCTGTTCACCTGGCATCTGCAAAATTGCTATGCGAGAAAGTATTTGAGCCTGTTCGATTGCATTTTAAAACTCCTATATATATCTCAAGCGGCTACAGAAGCAATGCTCTGAATCGTGCCATTAAGGGGGCGAGTTCATCACAGCATTGCAGAGGTGAAGCAATGGATATTGATGCAGATAAATACGGAGGTGTAACAAACAAGCAGATATTTGACTATATTCGCACAAATCTTGATTTTGATCAGTTGATTTGGGAGTTCGGAACGGATCTCAATCCTGATTGGGTTCACGTATCATTTGATTCAAGTAACAGAAAGCAGATATTGCGAGCTGTGAAATCTAAAAAAGGTACTTTGTACAAGCCAGTTGCCGGCTAAATTTTATCATAGTGTTGGCCTCCTCAGAAATGGGGAGGTTTTTTTATTGTTAAAAAGTGTTCATATTTTTTTGCATATATGAAAATAATGCCTATTATTGCAAAAACAAACACGATGAAAAACAAATTTGAACAACTGGAAAAATTAGAAATCATGAGGGATCAGATGTGGGATCAGCTCAATGATCTCAATGACGAGTACAAGAGACTGCTCGGTTTACATGATGCATGGGTGATACCTATGTGTGGCCGAAAGGAAATGTTTGAAAGTCAACTCAAGATCAGCAATGCAAAGGATCAAGTCAAGATGATGCTGAAAAGCTATGCAGTAATAACAGGAGAAATTCAAAGAATATGTCTGGATCAATAATGTGTGAGGATTGCTATGGTCAAGGACATGTGATGATCGGTCCTGAGTGTGATCTACCTGCGAGCATGTGCTGCGGAGGATGCTATAAGAAAGTAGAATGTGATAAATGCAATGGAAAAGGCTATGAAAAACAAGAGCAAGAAAAAGAAGATGGAGAATAGATTCACTCCATTCCATGTACCTGTCAGATCCATGATCAACTGGTGGAAAAAAGAAGGATCATTTAATGTTGAACTGTACTTGCAACTGTGCAAGGCTAAAGAGATTTGATATGATAAAGTATTTGATTTTAATCGCAGTA